CATGATGTATCCAATTAAACCTGTCGAGTTACCCCAATCAGTAGAAGGTGGTTACCAGCCTGATTGGTGTGAAAGAGATTATTTTAAAAGTGTTGATGGAAATAAAGAATTTCCAAACCATCATTGTAAAGTTACATGGGTAGCCAGTATACCACATATTGATTCGTTTAATAATGCTATTGATATTGGATGTAGAGATGGAGAATATGCTAGGTATCTAGCAAACAACTTTAATCACGTATATTGCTTTGATTATAGACCAAGAGCATATTTTACTCATAACATACCCCTAGACAAAATAACTTTATTTCATACAGGACTAGGTGAAGCAGAAAAAGTTATTAAAGTTAGTGGCGGTGCTAATATGATGGTTGAGAGGGTAGGAGAAAAAACAAACTGGCAAGATCATAGAATTTATGCTTTGGATCAGTTTGATATACCTCAAGTAGATTATATTAAAATAGATGTTGATGGATTTGAAACAAGAGTATTAGCAGGCGCAAAAGAAACTATTCTAAAACACAAACCTGTACTAGTAGTAGAAGCAGAAGCAGGTGATACATCTGGAATAGATTATTGTCGAGAACATCTCAATTATGATATTGTTGCTTGGGATAGTTATAACCGAAACGTGGTAATGAAATGAAAAATGTAAAAGGTTGGTGGATGCCAGATTATGACTACCACTTTGAAAAGCAAATAATTGAAGGGCATTATCAAAAGTATAGTAGAGACTTTACTCTTAAAAAGGTAAAAGACTTTAATACAATAGCAATAGATATTGGTGCTAATATTGGATTTTGGACAAGTCCTCTCTGTGAAAAATTTAATCATGTTCATGCTTTTGAACCTTTCCTAGATAACTGTAAATGTTTAGAAAAAAATGTCACTAGTGAAAACTATACATTATATAATTTAGCATTAGGCAAAGAAGAAAAAGATGATCAAGTATTGTATTCAAATGCTAAAAATTGTGGTGCTGGTAGTTTAAATAGTGAATGGGCAACAACAGATAGTGGAGAAACAACTTCAGTACATACATTAGATAGTTACAATTTAACCAACGTTGGGTATATAAAGATAGACGTACAAGGTACAGAGGAAGAAGTAATACTAGGGTCATTGGAAACTTTAAAAAATAATGACGTATGTTTAGTAGTAGAGTTGCCTAGACGAAGTCAACAAGAAAAACACACCCACAGAAAAATGAAAGAACTATTAGCGTCACATGGCTATAAGTGGCAACCAAGACAATTTAAAAAAGAGGCTGTGTTTTTAAAATGATTGACCATTGTTGTAAGTTTTGTTATAATAGTATTATAGAGAAATTATTATGAATGTAAAATTAGTATCGTATACACAACCTACAGACGAATATAAGCATTTAGGTCTTGATAATATACAAGAGTTAATAGCCTATTGTGCCAAAGTAAGCAATCCAAGTAATCAAGTAAACAAAGCAACTAGTGAAAAGTTAATTAAGTATTTGATTAAACATCAACATTGGTCACCTTTGGAAATGGTTAATGCCTGTTTGGAAATTAAAACAACAAGAGATATTGCTCATCAAATAGTTAGACATCGTAGTTTTAGTTTTCAAGAATTTAGTCAACGTTATGCTGACCCTACACAAATGGAAGATTGGTATACTACTAAAGAAACAAGATTACAAGACCCTGTTAATAGACAAAATTCAATTCCAACAGAAGATGTTCAATTAACTATGGATTGGTTTAGGTATCAACAAGGAGTCATAGAAGCCTCTGAAAGAGCTTATGAATGGGCAATAACTAACGGAATAGCTAAAGAACAAGCTAGAGCAGTTTTGCCAGAAGGATTAACTAAAACAACTTTGTATATGAATGGTACTTTACGAAGCTGGGTACATTATATTGATTTAAGAAGTGCTCACGGAACACAAAAAGAACACATGGAAATAGCTCACGCCTGTGCTATAGCTATAGCAAAGATTTTTCCATTAATAGGAGATATAGCATGACAGTAAAAGCAGGAAAAGTATGGGGACAAACAGAATTAATACACGCCAATGGTGTATTAGAATTTCATAGAATAGAATTTAAAGCAGGATTTAAATGTTCAGAACATGAACACAAATATAAGTTTAACGGATTTTTTGTAGAGTCAGGAAAGATGCTTGTTCGTGTTTGGCAAGATAATGATCAAGACGGATTAATAGACGAAACAATTTTAAGTCCAGGAGACTTTACAGTAGTTAAGCCTGGAATGGTCCATCAATTTGAGGGCATAGAAGATGGTGTTGCTTTTGAATTGTATTGGGCAGAGTTTAACCATAATGATATAGTTCGTAGAACGATAGGTAGAAAAGTATAATGGTAAATGTAGCTTGTGTTTGGGTACCACCAAAGTATGATATTTCTTATGTACAGAAATTATACAATAGCGTCAAACGACATCTACATCAACCTTTTAATTTTTATTGCTTAACAACAGAGTTAAATGTAAATATACCTGGTGTTATACCTATAGAACTTCCTGTTGATGAACAATTTCAAAAAGGTAATAAAGCCTGGTGGTATAAAACTAATATGTTTAATGAACAACAATGGGAAGGTCTTGTATTATATTTAGATTTAGATACTGTAATTGTAGGACAATTAGATAAATTGTTTGAGAATTCACCAGAAGAATTTAATATATGTCAAGATTTTAATAGACACTCTATGCCAGATTACCATGTAAGTAATAGTTCTGTTATGATGTTCAAGGCTAATTCTTTTGTTAAATATTATGTAGACTTTTTAAATGATAAAACAAAAATTATTAATAAGTTTAAAGGCGACCAAGATTGGTTAACAAGTATTTTAGGCGACAACAAAGTTTGGTGGCCTAAAAAATGGGTAATGAGTTATAAATGGGAAGTATTAAACGGCGGATTAAAAAGAATGGGTACCACAGAATACAATTCAGATATTACAACAATAGATAATGATACAAGTGTATTAGTTTTTCATGGTAGTCCAAATCCTTCTGAACTTGCTAATGATCCTATAATAGCAGAGAATTGGGTATGATAACAACTAAAAAATGTAGACACGGTTCATATACTTTTTTTGATAATGATATTATTATTGGAAAAAGTTTAAATGTATATGGCGAATATTGTGAATGGGAAATAATGTGTTTAGAACAAATAATAGAACCAGACTGGCATATAGCTGATATAGGTGCTAACATTGGAACCCATACAGTACCTTTTACAAGATTAGCACATAAAGGTCATGTACACGCCTTTGAACCAAATGAATATTCTAGAGGATTATTAGAACGTAATTTATTAGATAATAAAGTTACTAATGCTACAGTATTTCCTTATGCTTTAAGTAGAAGTGCTGGTAATAGATATTTAAGTAATTACAATCCTCAAAAACCTGGCAACTACGGTGAATCTAGTTTAAATACAAGTGGCGAATATATGGAACTAGTTCCTACAATGAGATTAGATCAAATGCAATTTACGAGATTAGATCTTTTAAAAGTAGATGTAGAAGGAGAAGAATTATCTGTATTTAAAGGAGCCAAACATACATTGGCAAAACATTTACCTAGTGTATTTGTTGAATGTAATGATGAAACACATCTTACTCATATATATACTAGATTTAAAAAATTAGGATATGAAAAAATGTATTGGTGTCCTGTTAGGAATTTTAATCCAGATAATTATAATAATTTTGAAAAAAATATATTTGGTAGTAGCGGGGTAATTAACTTGTTAGTAATATCACCTAAGATAAATGTTAAATTTGAATATTTAGAACCTGTATTAGATGAAAATGATAGTTATAAAAAAATGTATGCTAGAGTGTCTAATGATTTAACTAAAGCTAATAAACTTTTATAACCAATCAAATCCAGCCCAACCATCCGAATGTCTTCCATAATCTTCAACAGGAATGCTACCTATTATTAAACTATCTTTTGGTAGTTTAGATTTTAAGTTTTGGTATAAGTCAATAGATGTGCTGTATCTAGATTTAATGTTATAAATGTTATCAACATCACTTGCTATCATTGAACCAGTACTACTAGTATTATAACAATTACTAAACCAAAATACTGTAGGCTTATTATCTAAGTTTTTAAAAATAATATCTTGTCCCATTGAATCAGTAACAACATTAAGAGAGCACCAAACAATGTTTTTATTAACTTCTGCTTCTTTTAAGTCTGCCATAGTGTCGATAATATTTTCAATTCCGTCCCAGAGTTTAATTTCTCTTTGCCAAAGATCGTCCCATTCTTTTGGTCCTGCTCCTGGTCTTGTACCTTCTTGTAATTGACCACTAGCTAATAGTACTCCTTTAGCAATAGGGTCTTTTATCGCCCAATCATGTAATGGATAAGAACCATCCCATGATAGTATCATTTCTTTAGCAAAAGCAATAGGAAGACTACTAATGTCAAAAAGAACTAAAGGTTTATCAGGTGTCCAACCTAATTTATGTAACATCCAAGCAAATTTTAATCCGCTCGGTAACATAACAAATTGATCAAAGTTTGCCTTAGTACGAATTGCTTTCTTTATACCACCATTCCAATATTTTTCAGTATTGTACATATGATGGACTAAAGTATATCCTCCTAATGAAATTGAAATTACATTTCTAAAATAATTATTAGTTTGCCAATCATCTGTAATAGTTAAAGCATCTTGATAATCACTTGAGTTTAATGTTTCTTTGTTATTAGTATCAAATGTATTATAGGTAGCAATAATAGAACCACAATGTGATTTAACTTCACCTGCTTTTTTTGTATGTTGAAGATGTACTAACATCATTAAAATATCTTCACTAATATTTTTATTGTTGTCAGTAATAGTAAAATACCCAGCTGTTGGACATTGTTCAACAGAAGAATAAATTCTATCACCAAAACAATATGAAACTATTTTAGAAAAGAATTTAGTATTTTGATTCATAGTTTTAGGAACTATAATAGAATAATTGTCTCTCATTATTTCATAGTATTCAGTATATTTCATATTATATTTCCTCTGGGGATTTTTCAGGTCTAATTATATCTTCTTTTTCATCAAAAATTGGATAACGTCCATATATAATATCTTTTTTGTTTAGTCTCTTTTTAAATACCTCATACCAGTCTAGTTCGTTTTCTTTACTACCATTCGACCACATACGACTAGCATGACTAGTAAAGATGTTACTTACAAACCAAAAAGTTCTTCCATTTGTTGAAGATGCTAATTTTTTTGTTATATAACCATCACTTATAATATTTAAATTAGCATAAGATAGTTTACCATTAGCTGATGCCCATTGTAGTTCTCGAAAAAATTCTAGAAATGATTGTTCATCGCCCCATCTTTTCATTTCTTGATCCCATAAAGAATCTAAATGTTCTTTACTCTCTTTAATTCTTTCCTCTGAAAAATCTTCAATCCATCCAGATTTAATCATTATACTTTTAGCAAGATCATTTGACATAACAAAGTCAGTATAAGATTGGTCCCACGGAGACCAATAACTTATTAAGTTTTCTACAAATAATAATTGTAACCCACTAACATCGAATAATGTTACATATTGATTTTCTCTTGGGTTCCAATTATTAGTATGTAATAACCATGCCCATAACCAACCCGAAGCAACCATCATATAGTGACCAAATTCTTTGTTGTTAATTTTTTCAAAAGGGTTTATATATATTTCTGTATTAAAAGCAAAAATATTACTCCGCCAAGGACTAATTGATTCATCAATTTTTAATGTTGTTAAATCATTACAAACAGGTCTGTCAAGAGTAGAAAATTCTTCTAATGTTTTGTCAGTAATACAATCTTCTAAAGTGTTTCCTTGTCCACCACGAACTATTAAAGGGTCTCTTTGTTTTAAAAGATGAATGTTACCAGTACTAATATTTTTTTGTTCACGAATGTGTTTGATTAACATTTCAATAAACAATGTTTCACAAAATTTAGCATTATGCTCTACAATAATAGCATAGTTACTTTTATATTCGAGTGCTTCTTTTAGTGTTTTAACAGTTTGTACATTATTAACAACGTTATTAACAAGTAAACTATAGAAATATGTTTCTTCGTTTGGGTTTACTAATATTAAGTCAACTTTAGATTCTAATATCCTTTGGGCATTAGGATATTCGTTATCATCAACTTTGTATTTGTTAAAATCTTTGTTAAAATCAGATGTCAAGTTCGCCGTCCTCAATATAATCAGTCATATTCTCTAGCAACCAATTGTGCTTTTTCAAATCTTTTTCTGATTCATAGTACACAAATTGTCTGAATGGATTTATTCTGTTATCAAATTTATGAATTTCATATCCTTTTTGTAAAAATTTACATATCCAATTCCACCCATAGAACAATTTATTACTTGGAGGAGGTATATCTGTACCAGTTGACGTTAATATGCCATCGTTATCTACTATTTCAGGAAATAATTGTCCAGCATCTGGACCGTCTCTACGATTGCCAAAAAATAATCTACCGGCTTCTTTAAAATGTACTAAATTTACAACTATAACATACGGCATTAAACCCCACCAACGATCACCTTCGGTATCAACTTTGTGTATATGGGTAGCTAGAACACTACACTCAGTATTTTTTTCCATATAGTTTATAGCCCTAATAGTAAATTCACGAGCAATAACACTACCTGGTGCCTGTATAATAGCAAATTTTGATTCAGATTTTTGTATAGCTTTTAGAATACCTAGTTCAATAACAGGGCCTGAATATTCAAAAGCAAACATATCTTTAAGTTCGTCATGGTTTGCTTTAGTTAATATAAAACCAGTATCACCACTTTCATCCATAGTATCAATTTTATCGTCTAGGAATTTACGATAATCCCAATATACTAAAGCAACTTGATTTTTAATAAAACTCCAACTAATCATTTTCGTCCTCTACAAATTCACCCCACCATTGTCGACGAAAACTATTTGCTGTTATATCAGCCCAGAATTTTTCGTCTGGTGTTCCACTAGCTATCATATGATATCTAGGTTCTTTACTTGTATTAATAACCATATGATAATGATTGTTACCAAACAACCACATACAACCATCAGTTACAGGAATATTACCCCATTGTCCCATATGAAAATAACAACCTTCTGGATTAGTTAAACTAATATTAACAACGCCTAAATCAAATGTAGGGCCTTCGTTGTCAGGGACATCGTTATGCCAACGTATAATTCCACCTGGTGCTACTTTCATAAATCTAATTCTGTTATAACGTTTGTAATGAAAGTCGTCTTTGAAAAATTTTGTAGTAATTGGACAATGGTCCGCAATCTCAGTCCAGTTTAATGCTCCGGCGGCTCTAGCTTCTTGGTAATTGCTGTAACCATATTCCTCTGGAGGTAATGTAGAGTCGGAACTTAACCCATAAAGTGCTACAGCTGACCAGCCTATATTACTTCCACTATTGTAATCTGGTATCAATCCAGCTTCATCTATTTTTTTAGCTTCTTCGGCCATTTCTTTATGAGGCCATTCAGGAAAGTCTAACATTAACCATGGTAAAGCACAACCAAAATGATTTCCTTGAGGGTGTTTGTTATCTCTAATCCAATCATATGTTTGTTGATTGTCTAAGGGCTTAATGCCAAAGTCAATTGGCAGAGGAATAATTTTATCATCAATTTCCATTGAGTCTCCTTTAGTTATGATATTTATTGGTTTATTTTATTATGAAGGATAAACTTGACATACTTACTAGTCTGTGTTACAATAACAAAGTTATTTATAGGAGAAGTACATTGGGAACATTAATAAGTGTAGCTTTGGAAGAAGAATTTCCATTAGCAAATAAACCACCAGAGATATCTGGCATCGTATATACAGGTGTAGGTAAAATAAATGCCACATTTAACTTAACAAGAAGAATTATTCAAGATAATCACAGTCTGAGCTATGGTAAAATTACTGAAGTTATTAATTTTGGAACAGTTGGTTCTGTAAATGGTAAGCATACTGGGTTAGTAGAAGTAGATACTATTTTACAGCGAGATATGGTAGCAACACCATTAGCACCACGAGGCCAAACACCGTATCAAGGCGGTGTAACTCATGCTATAATGCTTAATTCAGGCACTAATATTACACTAGGGACAGGTGATAGTTTTGTAAACACAAAAGACCCATGGTTTGACGAAGCAAAAGTAGATATAGTAGATATGGAGGCTTATGCCATGGCAACTGTCTGTGCTAAATTGGGTATAAAGTTTCGTTGTATCAAGTATATTTCTGATAATGCCGACGAAAATGCTGATTTTGACTGGGTAAAATCACTCCAAAATGCCCAAAATCAATTCCAAAAGTGGTTAAAACAGGAAAATAATTTAAAAACCTAATAAAATCAACGACTTACAAGCGAAAAAAAGACGTCATTTCGGTTGACAAATGGGCCGAATGACTGTACAATAGTATATGTAAAGTTAGAAAAACCAATAGACAATGAAAAGGAGTAACTATATGTCATATGTGTTAATTAAGAAAGGTTCTTACAGAAATAAGCCTGTAGAGAACATCATTTTCCCACTCATCAAGAACATGACATCCGGTAAGAAAGGAATGTTTCTTACTGTTGATGGTTCAAAAGTGTTCGGTCCTGATTTTAATAAAATTAGGGTTACTGTTAAACCAACAGGGTTTAGCTTCGTTGAAGATGAAGCGGATTATTTAAAACAATGTGAAACATTAGGAATGAACGAAGGCCAGAAAGAAGGCGAGTTTAGTTCTCAAGTTTCCGATGAAAAACGTATTAAAGAAATTACTGAACGTTTTGAAATTTTAAACGAGATGGCGGCCAGTCTAAAAAATGGCGACATCCGTGCTTTGATTGTTACAGGACCTCCAGGGGTTGGTAAATCATACGGTGTTGAACAAACATTAGATGAGCATAGCCTATTTGATGATATCGGTGGCGGTAAAAGGAAGTATGAAGTTGTTAAAGGTGCGATGACGGCACTAGGACTTTATGCTAAACTTTATGAGTTCAGTGATTCAGGAAATGTTATCGTTTTTGATGACTGTGATTCAGTTTTACTAGATGACTTGGCATTAAACATTTTAAAGGCCGCTTTAGATAGTGGTAAGAGACGTAGGTTAATGTGGAGTGCGGATAGTTCAAAACTTAGAGCAGAAGGTATACCAAACGAATTTGAATTTAAAGGTTCAGCTTGTTTTGTTACCAACATTAAATTTGAACACGTTAAATCTAAGAAACTTAAAGATCACCTAGAGGCACTTATGTCAAGATGTCACTATTTAGATCTTACTCTTGATACTATGAGAGATAAGTTTTTAAGAATTAAACAAATTGCTGATAAAGGTGATTTGTTTCAAGGTTACGGTTTTACTAAAGAAGACGAAGAAGAAATTCTTGCTTTTATATATGAGAACCGAAACAGACTTCGTGAAATGAGTTTGAGGACAGCTCTTAAAGTTGGTGACCTTAAGAAGATTTCCGAAAAGTGGCAGAGCTTGGCTGTATCGACCTGTATGAAACGGGCGGCATAGTTACTCCGAACCAAGCAGATTGGGGAGTTTTATACTCCCCAATTTTTTAACTGAGGATAAGGAATTATCATGAAAAAGATTTTGCTAACTTTAGTATTTGTCGTTGTATCATTTCAGTCGTATGCTGGACAAGGGCCTAAGTATAAAATATCAGATGATATTGGTTCTGGTTTTTATACTTTACATAAAGCAGGAAATTTTAAACCTAGCGATTATGGTGTAACAGTTGTTAATGATATTGTACGAAGTGGTAATGAAGCATTAAGAATCGAAGTACGACAAGGTGATTGCGGTAGAGGTACTGGGTTCCATCAAGATTGTAAAACAGATCGAGAACGACGTGAATTTAATTCAGGCGATTCTAGAGGTTCTAAAGATTATATGACAGGCGGTGAACATTGGTTAGCCTGGTCAATGTATTTTCCAAAAAGTCATATAAATTTATGGCCTTTACAAAACACATACGGGCAATTTAAAGAAGTAGATTATATTGGTGATAGTTATGACCCTGTATTTCAAACTAAAGAAAACAGGAGTGGATATACTTTAGTAAGAACTATCGGTAATAAAGGTATCGAAGGATATTGTTCTATGGGATTTTGTGATAGAGATGAAGTTTTGCTTATTCCTAAAGAAGATATGATAGGCAAATGGAATGATATTTTAATAAACGTAAAATGGACTAAAAAGAAAGACGGATTTTTTAAAGTTTGGGTTAATAACGAACTTAAATACAACTACAAAGGTCGAACACAATCAAAATATAGAGGTGTATTTTTTCAATGGGGCATTTATCGTACAGGCTTAACAAGGTACATAAATTATCAGAATTTAAATGTTATATGGGATTGTTACCAAAGTGAAGGTTATACAGATGATGATAATCTTACTTTATATAAATTAGAACATGGTGCCGGAGCCCCTAATATTAATCATAAAGATTCAATCAAACTTTACAAAAAATGTAAAGAGTATTACAAACCAGTTGAAGTGCCTACTACTATTGTCTATTATGATGAAGTAAGAAAAGGCAAAAATAAAGAGTCAGTAACAAAAGGAATTAATCAATGAAGATGCTTTTACCTAAAGACATAGAGTATTGTATAGAAGTTATGGCGGGGTCTGAGTCCCCGCCACGTACTCCTAAAAAGCACGGTCGAGGTATAGGTATGTATATTAAGTTAGCTCGTTATGATGTTAACTTTGTTAATAATGTGTCTTCTTACATACATCGAAACGAAGGTATGACATCACGTCAACGAGATCTTGCTATTAAATTGACTAGTAAATACCGCAAACAGTTTAGACAAGTTGGTGTTGATATTACAAAGATTGTTTTAGATCCTGTTTTTAGAACAGAAGTTAGGACAGTAGATCGTTCAAAGAGATTTGATTTTAACGATAAATGGATTTATTTACATTTCCCATATAATCAAGATTGGATTAAAGAAGTTAACGGGTTTTTACGAGATGATAATTTATTACATGACGGGAATTCAAAATGGAATCAAAGTAAAAAGAGATGGGAGATAGATAATAACGAACATAACTTTTTAAAGATGTATAACTGGTGTAAAGAAAAAGAATTTGATAAGTTTTCAGATGACGTCGAGCCTTATGTTAATGAGTTAAATGAAATTCTAAACAATAAAGAAAAGTATTCAATTTATGCTACTCATAATAATGATTCATTAGTATTACATAATGCCCCTGAAGAATTACAGAAGTATTGGGATGAAAATATTAAAGAAAAGTCAATTCTCCAACAAATAAAAAGTTGCGGATTATTGGCAATAAATCTTGACAATGATGTCTTAACCAAGTATAATTTTAATATACTTGAAAAGAAAATCTTAACAAATAGGTTTGTTAAATTGGACAACGATCTAAGTACTATATTGTTTAGTTGTTTAGATTTAGGTTTTGAAAAAATTGCCGTTGGATTATCAAGTCATTCAACTGAAAACATTAAAGAGATTAAAAAGATCGCAAGAATGTGGAAAGCTAGGTTTGGAACAGTAGATGAATTAGTAATTAGTGGTAAGAGTAATGTTTTTGATGGACTTGGGTCAAAGGTAGACAAGCCTATAGAAACTACAAAGGTATTAATAACTGATAAAATGAGTAGGTTACATAATAAAGAATGGGATTTTGATTCTGAGATAACTATTGGGTACGGTATGTTTAGTAAAAGAAATGTATTCCAAAGTAATAAAGTTATTGAAGTCGCACCAAAAGTACCTTCAGAAAATGAAATTGATAGTGATGAATTATTTTAATGAGCAAATGTATATTACATATAAAGGATGAAGTTAACATTAAATTTGAAGGATTAGATCTTAATGCTCGTAAAAAATTATCAAATCGTTTTAAATATGAAGTTCCGTATGCTAGATATCTTCCAGCAGTAAGATTAGGTCGCTGGGACGGTAAGATAGCATTTTTTCAGCTGGGTGGTTCCACCTATACTAATTTGTTACCAGAAATTATTCCTGTATTAGAAGAACTCGGTTATGAAATTGAGCTAGATGACAAACGCCAATATAAAACTAATTTTCAATTTGAAAAAGTTAAAGAAGATTCTTATAGTAATATTACTTGGCCTGAAAAACATTTAATGGTCGGTGAAGCAATTAAATTACGTGATTACCAAGTAGACACCATTAATAAGTTTTTAGAAAATCCACAAAGCATACAAGAAATAGCCACTGGTGCTGGTAAGACTTTAATAACGGCTGTATTAAGTCAAAAGGTAGAACCATATGGTAGAAGTATTGTAATTGTACCTAATAAATCATTAGTAACACAAACAGAAGAAGACTATCTTAATATGGGTCTTGATGTTGGTGTATTTTTTGGTGATAGAAAAGAGTTTGGTAAAACACATACCATTTGTACTTGGCAAAGTTTAAATATATTGTTAAAGAAAACAAAAAATAGTGAGGCATTAATTCCTATAGAAGAGTTTATAGAAGATGTTGTTTGTGTTATGGTTGATGAAGTACATATGGCTAAGGCAGATGTATTAAAGCAGTTATTAACAGGAGTCTTTGCTCACGTACCAATACGTTGGGGATTAACAGGAACTATACCTAAAGAAAATTTTGAATGGAAAAGTTTACAAGTAAGTTTAGGTGAGGTAACAGCAAAAATACCGGCAAGTGAATTACAAGCTCAGGGTGTATTAGCCAATTGTCACGTTAATGTTGTACAATTACAAGACTATGGTGATTATGGAGGCTATCAGCAAGAGCTTAAATACTTGTTAACAAATTCTAGTAGAATAGAATATTTGTCTCGATTGTTTACTAAAATAGCAGAGTCAGGCAATACACTTATATTGGTAGATAGAATTAGTGCTGGTAAAGATTTAACAGAAATGATTGGTGATAAAGCAGTATTCATATCGGGTAGTACAAA